ACAGCAAGTGTTACTAACCTATCAAAAAGGTTAAAAGAGGCACCTCATTTGATTACTCAGCAAGTGCAGAAGATAATCAATGAATCTGTAATAACAATAGAAAATAACGCAAGAGCAAGGGCACCACAAGGTAAAACTGGTTTATTAAAGGCTTCTATTTATAGCACTCCTTACAATATGAACGCAGGGGCAAGAGTTGGTTCTGGAGGTCGTATGGGTAGACAATCAAATTACTCTCCTTTTGTAGAGTTTGGTACTGGTAATGATTTTCAAATTCCAGTGTATAGAAACCTCAATATGAATCAACTTGAGGGCTATGCATTAAGTTTTAAACGGAGTAATGGAAATTTAGTAAATTTGCCCCATAGACCATTCTTATTCTTGTCGGCTTCAGAAGAACTATATAAAATGGTTAATAAAATAAAAAAAATTAAAATATAATGGCTACTCTTCAAGGTAAAGCGGTAAAAAATACATATAGACAAGTACTACAGATTGGTGCTAATAATGTTGGAGTAAGTGGTAGTTTACAGCCAGTTCAAGATGGTGGTGGAGTAAATACTTCATTATCACTTTCAACTAATGCAGCTACAATTACTGGTACGTTAACTATAAATGGTGATTTAATCATTACTGGAGGTGGCATTCAGATTCAAGATTTAATTGATGATACAGTAGCAAGTTTGATTCAAAATGGTACTGGAATCACTTGGGCTTATAACGATACTTTAAGAACTTTAACTCCGACAATCACTATTGCAACTGCAGATGGTGGTGTTCAAGGAGATTTCGTACAATATAATACTGGTGCTGGTGAAGCTAACGCTGTAGCTAAGATGTATTGGAATAATACTGATGGCACTGTTGACTTAGGTTTGATTGGCGGTAACGTAGTGTTACCAATAGGTCAAAAGCAAGTTGCAAGAGTACTTAATAACTCTGGTAGTATCTTAAACAAGTCTGCTTACCAAGTAGTTAAAGTTTCTACTGCTCAAGGACAAAGATTAGCTGTTACATTAGCACAAGCTAATAATGACGCTAACTCAACTGATACTTTAGGTTTAGTAGCTGAGAACATAGCTAACAACCAAGATGGCTTTATTACTACAAGTGGTGTGATAAACGGAATCGATACAACTGGAGATTTACAATTAGAAGATTGGAACGATGGTGATGTTTTGTACCTTTCTCCAACTACGCCAGGTGCTATCACCAAGGTTAAGCCAGTAGCTCCTCAACATACAGTTATTGTAGGTTTTGTAGTTTATGCTCATAAGAACAATGGTAAAATCTATGTTAAGGTTGACAATGGCTACGAATTAGATGAACTTCATAACGTAAGAATTACATCTGTAGCTGACAATAACATTCTACAATATAACTCTTCTTTAGCTGTATGGGAGAATGTAGCTGGTACTACAACTAACATCGCTGAAGGAACTAACTTATACTATACTCAAGGTAGATTTGATTCAGCTTTCGCTGCTAAGAGCACAACGAACTTGGCAGAAGGAACGAATCTTTATTTTACAACTGCAAGAGGTAATGCAAACTTTGCAACTAACTTTGCAACTAAAGATACAGATGATTTACCAGAAGGTACTACTAACCTTTACTACACTAACACAAGAACAAGAAATGCGTTAAGTGTAACTGCAGGAACTGGTATTGCTTACAACAGCACTACTGGTAACTTTAATTTAGGCTCTATTCCTAACGCAAGTTTGACTAATAGCTCAGTTACTATCAATGGCCTTTCTTTGGCATTAGGAGCCTCAATAAGCCTTACAACAAGTAATATAGCTGAAGGTACTAACCTTTACTGGACAGACGCAAGATTCGACTCAAGATTCGGTACAAAGACTACTACAAACTTAGCAGAGGGTACAAACCTTTATTATACTCAAGCAAGATTCAATACCGCTTTTGATGCTAAGACTACTACAGATTTAGACGAAGGCACTAACTTATATTACACTGATGCTCGTTCAAGAGCAGCCTTCAGCGAAAACGCTGTTGGTTTAGACTATTCTTCTGGAAGTGGTGTACTTAGCTTAACTTCTGGTTACGCTATTCCTACAACAGTTAAATTAGGTGAGTACGATATAGCTTACAATCGTTCTATCGTATCTGCTGCAGTAACTGGTACATCTACTAAGACTTTAACCTTAACAGAACAAGATGCAAGTACAATTACAGCTACTTGGACTGACCAAGGTATAACAACAATAAACGGAACTGCAAATCAAATTGCAGCTAACACTGTAGGTAACACTACTACTGTTGGATTCACAAATGATGTTACTTTCCCTAACAACGTAGTTGTAAGCGGTAACTTAACAATCAATGGTACAGCTACTTATGTAAACACTCAATCAATATCTTCTAAAGACCCATTGTTTGAAGTAGCTAACGATAACAATACTACAGATGCTGTAGACATTGGATATTATGGTAGATATTATGATTCAGCTCAAACTCGTGTTGAGTTTACTGGATTATTTAGAGATGCTTCTGATGCTGGTAAGTTTAAGTTTTTTACTGGTTTAGTAGATGAACCTACTAACGTAGTAGATACTACTGGAACTGGATATACTGTTGGCACATTGGTTGCTAACGTAGAAGGTAACTTAGCTGGTACAGCAAACGCTGCAAACGTACTTTCAACTGCAAGAACAATCTCTGCAACTGGAGACGCTGCATGGTCAGTTAGCTTCGATGGTAGTGCAAACGCTACTGCTGCTTTAACATTGGCTAACACTGGAGTTACTGCAACAACTTACGGTACAACAACTGCGGTTCCTACAATAGCTATAGATAGCAAAGGTAGAATCACAAGTGCTTCAAATACAAACATTGCTTTCCCAGTATTAAGCGTAAACAGCCAATCTGGAAACGTAGTTTTAACAACATCAAATGTTGCTGAAGGAACAAATCAATACTTTACAACTGGAAGAGTAGCGGCTTATTTAAGTGGTGCGATTTCAACAGTATTAACTACTGATTTAACTGCATCAAGAGCAGTTGCTTCAAACGCAAGTGGTAAGTTAGTTTCTTCTGCTACTACAGATACTGAATTAGGATATTTAAGTGGTGTAACAAGTGCTATTCAAACTCAATTAAATGCAAAACAAAATGCATTAAGTGGTACTGGATTTGTAAAGATTACTGGAACAACTATAAGCTATGATAATAGCACTTATTTAACAACAAGTGCTGCATCATCTACTTATTTACCTTTAGCAGGTGGTACACTTACTGGTGGTTTAAGTGGTACAAGTGCTACGTTTAGTACAGAGGTAACAAGTTCTGGAAGTCAAGGAAGATTTGGAGGATGGGCAACTGGAGCTGGTTATCAAGGAAATGCTTTAGAGGTTGGTGTAAGTGGAGGAATTGCTACATTACTTGGTTATAATAGAACAAGTGGTGCATATATTCCAGTTTTAATAGGAGGGAATACAAATCAAACTACAACTATTGGAGGTAATACAATTGTTTTACAAAATAATGGGGTGACTGCTTTAACAATAGCTTCTACTGGTGCTGCTACATTTAATTCTGCCACATCTTTAAGTGCAGCATTTAATTCAACTACAAATAATCCTTATATAAGATTTGACCAAAGCGGTGCTGCTAAATTATTTATAGGCGAAAGAAGTGCAGTTAGTGGTAGCGGTGGTACTGGATATGATTTGTATACTGCGGCTGGTAATGATTTAAGATTTTTTACAAATAGTAATTCAACTGCTGCTTTAACAATTGACACTGCAAGAAACGTTGGAATCGGAACGAGCCCAAGCTATAGATTTGAAGTTATGGGTGATTCTTGTGGTGGATATGTTTCAAAAATTACTAATATAAATTCAGGAGATTGTGCGCCAGGTTCAGTATTAATTTTACAAGGAGGTAGATTTAATAGTGGCGGTGATACAAGTTCAAGATATATATCATTTACAAGAGGAGATGGTACTGAAATAGGTTCTGTAAGAAGGAATGGCGCACTTAATGTAGCATTTGACACTTCTTCTGATTATAGGCTTAAAGAAGATTTAAAAGATTTTAATGGATTAGATAAATTATTAAAACTTAAGGTCTATGATTTTCAATGGAAAGATACAGCCGAAAGAATGGATGGTGTACTTGCACACGAATTACAAGAAGTAGTTCCATACGCAGTAGGAGGAGAAAAAGATGGTGTTGATGAAAATGGTAAAATTATAATACAAGGTGTAGATTATTCTAAATTAGTACCAATATTAGTAAAAAGCATTCAAGAATTGGAGGCAAGAGTTAAAGAATTGGAAGCTAAATAATTTTACCTAAATTTGTAAAAATAACCAAATATGACAATAACATTAAACGCAGAGCAAATTAAGCAATTAGATGGCTTTTTTCAAGAGTTACC